TCGTATTCTGGGGAGCCCAGATTGCAGGTCGGCGCCGTGAACGTCAAGATGTTCCCCGCAGTGGTGCCGTGAACCCAGCTGAACTGGCCTGCGGTCTGGGTGCTGGCTGCGCTGAAGTAGTTCTTGGCGGCGATCGTTGGCGCCTCGATTGTGACCTCGCCCTCGGGCTTGCGGTCGGTGATCATCACCTGCTGGGTGCAGCCGGCCAGCTGACGGAATGGTGTTTCGTTGGCTAGGTCGAGGCTGAAGGCGCTCAGGCAAGCGGCGTAGCCATGCACCTGCAGGGTGGCGGTGTTGGCGCTGTTGACCACCACCGGATCAGCCTGGTTGCTGAACGTCAGTGAAGGCTGCGTCTCGTCTGTTGGTGCGTTGAAGACGCCCGTGAAAGAAAAGCTGATCTTAGGAATCTCGCCAGTTTCCAAGGCCATGCTCCAGGTGCCGCGGCAGCCGGTCACTTTGTGGCGCACGCCATCGGCGAAGAAGTAGAGCGTGACGCCTTTGAAGTTGGTGCTGATAGGCGAGTAGGTGACGCTGGTGCTGGCGACAATAGCTTCGCCAAACCCGCACGCCTGCATCAGTGCTGACCACTTGGGCGCTGTGCCTGCAACTCCAGAGCCGGCAATCTCCACGTCAAAGGAGACGCTCACCAGACGCTGGCCCACCACCATCTCAGTGTTGCCGAGATAGCCAAGGATCAGCTCACGATCCTTCAGCTCTAGCTGCAGCGGCTGCACCTCAAGGCTGGACACCAGCACCGCATCAGTGCCTGCGGGCGTGGGGTCAGTGCCGTAGGTGGATTCAATCTTCGCCAGCAGTAGGCGCTTGCGAGTCAGTGCCATTGGTGCTCTCGGGGATAGGCAGGTCTGCTGGCGTTTCTTCGATCAGCACCCATTGGTTTTTTTTGGCATCCAATAGGTATGAACCACCAGCTGATGGGAGAGGTGGTAATTCCTTCGCCACGATCACTAGGTGTTAACGCCATCGTCAGGCTATGGAGCACCTCTAGGTGGTCAGATCGGTCACGCTGGAGCGGTAGCGGACGTTGTATGTGCAGACGGTCCAGAGCGCGGGCTGATCGGCCTTCTCCATCTGCGGGTCCACCGTGCCAGGGAATATGTCCATGGCCAGGCCGCCGAGCGTGCGGTCGGCCATGAGCTTGCTGTGCAGGCTGATGATGATCGGATCAGCCAGCTGGTCTGGGATTGGTCCCCTGGTGTAGACCGCGATCAGCACCGGCAGCCGCCAGTCAATCTTGCAGTTACTCACCAGCTCCTCAGAGGCTGAATCAGTGCCTGGCTCAATCACCAGCGCTGGCGCTTCATTGCGGGCGAACGCTTCCACTCTGGACCTGTAAATCCTGGTGCTGACGCCTGTGGTGCCAGCCAGCGTTGTGGTGATAGCCGCTAGGATTGATTCGCGCTTGCTGGTCATTAGTAATCAGTTTCCAAGTAGCAACTCATCAATGCAACGCCGATCACGCTGCTGGTGCCGCCCGCGCTCATCCAGCACCTAGGTGCCAGTAGCGTGGTGTTGGTTGGCATGTTGGTGCTGATCGTGCCAGAGGTTGTGGCTGCAGTGCCAAGATCGGTCACGGTGTAGCTCACTGACTGCGTACTGCCGGGGGGCGAAAACAACACCAGCTCGTAAGCCTTGGCGCGGTCGGTCGTTGGCACCGGGAAGCTGGCGCCTAGAGCGATCTTGGTGACTGCGCCAGCACCTCTGTGCATGATCTGAATGTTGGCGTCCGCTGCGTCCCAACCCATCCCGATAATGTTGGTGATTGTGCTTGGCTCAACGTCGGTTGGTGCTGTAGTGACGTTGGCCATGCCGCAAAATGCGCGGTTCGTGGTTGTTGCCACGCCGGTAGCCGGTCCCCAGCGGCAGACATAAAAGAAGCCGCCTTCGTCCGCAGCAGCGCCGCCGACCGTCCAGCCAAGGTTAGGGTAGCGCCAGCCAGCAACCGCTGATGTGGCTGCGGTAGTGACGAGATACTCAAGGCGCTGCGTTCGCGTCTGCCTGTTGGTTGTGGCAATGTTGGCGGCTGTTGCAGTACCTGTTGCAGTCAGCGTGGCAGTGCCGATGGTAACTGGAGCGCTCGATCCGCTAACACCCTGCCAGACGCTTATGCGTCTCTGAGCAAATGTTGGCTGCAGTGCAGCAGCAGCAGATGTGGAGCTGTTTTTGAAGCACGGCATTGAGCGCCCGCCGATTGACAGCGCCGCGAGCTTGCTGCCTGCTGCTGGTGCAGTTGCTGCTGCGTTGTCAGCCAGTACCAGATCGCCCTCATGGACCGTCACATCGCCGGCACCAGCAAGCGTGCCTGCGTTGTTGAATTGTACCTGGCCGGTGCTGCCGCCCGCTCCGGCTGCTGGAGCGGCTGCCCACGTCGGCAATGCACCAGCGCCGGCCGATTGCAGCACTTGGCCGCTGGTGCCAGCGCTGCTATTCAGCTCCAATGGACCAAACAAATTGGCGCCAGTAAGCAGGTTTCTAGTCATCAGCCAACCACCACGACGCGGTAGGCGTTAGACGCAGGAGCCGTCGCAAACACCACCGTGAGCGTGTTGGTCGTGGCGTGAGTCACGTCTGTGATCACCTCGTCGCCGCCGCTGTTGGCAAACACCGTCACGACCACATCAAGGCTGGCCAGGTTGTGCGTCACCGTGTAGCTGGTCGCTGAACCGTCGCCAATGCTGACCGCAAACTTCTTGATGCGCCCACTCCAGGTGGCCAGCTTCAGCGGCGTGACAATCCGGAGATCATCGGTGCCGGTGTTGACTTCGGCCTGGGTGGCAAGCTCAGCAATGCCTGCAGTGGTTTCACTGGCAGCCGACGCCGAGGTGCCGAAGCTCACCCAGCTCACCGCGCTTGAGCCGATCGTGCCGTTGATCTGATCCTGCCGGTAGGTAGCAGCGGCGCTAGTACCTTCTTCCACCGTCGTGACGGCCTGCTCCAGCTCTGGGAAGGTGCTGGCATCCAGCGAACGCGTGGCGGCGCTGGCGGCGCCATTCCAGACGTAGATGCCGTTCTCTGTTGTCGTTGATTGCGACCGCACCAGGATGCGATCACCGGACGCCATCGTGATGCCGTCGATCGTCGCGCCAGGGGCAGACAGGTTAAGGTTGGATTGCGTTGCAACGCGGCAGCTATCTTTCCACGCCAAGCCCTCTACCAGCGAGTCCACATAGGACTTCGGCACCCCATCTCCGCTAGCAGACGGGGTTGGCAGGTTGACTACCTTGGAGACTGACTGGAAGTCGAAGTCTGTAAAAATCTTCCGAGCCATCTTAGATTAACCTGGCAAAGCCAGCGATGGGTAATGAGAACAGTATAGTTGTGACATTTACGCTGGGATGCGATACGTCAGCCTCAATCTCTTGGCTGCCGCTATCGAACACCTCAACGCTGGGAACGTGGCCCAGGTTGTGCGCAATTGTCCAAGTGCTGGCAGGCGCTGATTGCGTCCAGACGTAGGCGGCGCCTTCGTCCTGGCCTTCGACCCATTGGCTGCCGTCGTATTTCAGCACCTCGCCTGCAGCTGGTGAGGTCAGCGTCACATCGCTTAGGTCATCCAATCCGAATGTGCGCGGATCTTGGCCAACAGCGCTGCTGTCTGCTGCCACCTTGAGCAGCGTGATATTGCAGAATGCGCCATCTTCAATCAGACGGTTTTCGCGCACCTGGTAGTTGACTCCATCGACGGCCATTGCTGCGCCGTAGATCAAGCCGCCAAACTTTGACGCTTCACACCTGAGGCTGTAATCAGTGGTGATGATCATCCCATCAGCCACCAGCTCGCCTGGCATATCCAAGATGCCAGAGCCAGAAACGGCGCCAGCAGTAACGCTGACGCCGAAGTCTGCCAAGAACACATCTAGGTTCTCGGTGAATGCCATCAGCCGTACTTCTTGAGGCCGTAGCCCTGAACGGAGTAGATGGTGGTGCCACTGGCGGCGATGGTGCCAACAAACCGGATGTAACGCTTGAGGGCGTCACGGTTCAGGGTGATCACCTGCTTTGCTGCGGCCTGGGCAACGGCAGTGAAGCCGCCGCCAGTTGCATCAGAGAAGTCACCAGCGGTCGTGGTGTCGCTGTGCTGAATCTTGCCGGTCATGGTGCCGGAAGCAGCAGCAGCGCCAGCATCCAGGATCACTTGGATGTCACCGTCAAAATCGTTGAGGTCAGCGATGTTGGTAGTGGCGCCAGTGAAGGTGGCGGATTCAGATGCAACAGGGTGAAGCGGGAAGTGCTGGAGTTTCTCCAGCGTTTGCTGAAAGATGGCCATTGATCAGGCGGGGGTAGATTTGCGGGGGCGAGGCTTCCGCGCCTCAGGCATGGGACATGCCATCTCGGATGGTTGAGTCTCCGCCTCCTTTGCTTTGCCGTTACCGACTAGGTAGCGGCCATCGGCATCGGATACATCAATCAACTCACCAACCCTTGCGGGGATGCCTTTGATAGATGTTTGGCGGAGGATCTCAATCAGCATCGTTATGTCTCAAATCAAAGGGTGTTGTTGCCGCGGGTGAACGCCTCGGGGTGGCGCACAGCTACGTCAACGTCCTGGAGTGCAGTCACCCGCACACCGCCGGAGGTATCCAGGGCGTAGGGGTTGACCTGCAGATCCAGAGCGCCCCACATGCCCATCAGCATCTGGCTCCAAACTCCGAAGAACACATCGCCACTGGCGACTTGGTTGGAGCGGACCACGCCATAACCGTTCACCGTGCCGCCAGGCTCAAGAACGAACTGAGCGGTGTTGGCTGCCTTCTCGGTGGTCTTAAATCCGCCGTAGATGGTGCTGTTGGTGAGGTACGACATAGCGCCGATGTCGGCATTGTCGGCGGCTACTTTACTTTCCATGGATACGACTTCTGCATAAGTCGGAGCAGCGGCGTTGAAGTCCTCGGTGTTGATGCCGGTGACCAGCTTCAGGCCTTGGGGCTGGTTGGTGTTACCTAGGCCGTAGAGCGCAGCGCGATCAATCTCAAGCGCGATCACGGTGGCCAGCTCATTGCGCACCATGGTTTCCACGTCGATAGACGACTGGAGCAGCAGGCGACGGCTGAATTCAGTGTAAGCGCCCAACGTTTTGGGCGTCATGTTCACCTGATTGACCGTGGGGCTGCTCTCGTTGGGCGCACCTTTCTCGGCCACCCAGTAAGCAGTGCCGGCACCACTTTGGGAGGGGATAGCAACTGGGCCATTAAGGCCGCTCAGCATCGTCACGCCGAGAGTGTTCAGCGCCAAGCGATTGCGCAGCAGCTCGATGAAGCTGCCAGGGCGTGCATCGGTGAAGACCAGATCGCCAGCTGCAGAAGCAGTGCCAACGGTCAGATCACGTTGCAGGATCTCGTTGCTGATCAGGTAGCCGCGAGCGCTAACACCCATTTGCTGCTCAACAGCAGCGGATACCTCACGCTCAAAGCCGGCGGCCTCGTAAGCAGAGCGATCGTTGGGGAACGCTTGAGCACGAATGGCACGCAGGAAGCTGTAGGAGCGGGCTTCCTTATCGCTCAGGCCGATGTCAGCTGAACCGCCGGAGGCGATGGGCTGAGCAGCCTTAGGAGCAGCGGGCTGGCTGGCGCGCTTGCCGATAGCGGCGAGCACTTCTTTCATGGCATCAGATTCAGTAGCGCCACGCTCGATCAGGCCTTGGGCCAGATCGTCAGCGGCGTGAGTGCGGCAAAGGCCGGTGATGCTGGAGACGCGGGAACGCTCATCGGCCGCAGCCTGAGCCTTCACCGCCTCGATGTCGATGGTCGGTTCCATGGATTCGATCGGGGGTTGGGTTTGGTCTGCGGCCGGGGCCGCGATTGTGGTTTCGAGCTGGCGCCCGATTCCGACGGAGACATCAGCAGGGACCGACACCACCGAAACCTCATGGGGTTGCCATGAGGTCGCAACGATGGAGCCGTCCCTAGTCTGATCGGCGTCGTTGATGCTGTAGCCGACGGAGACATTGCGAAGAATGCCGTCGCGGATGTCGGCCAGCTTTTCCTCAGCGAATGCTGAGCGGCTGAACCGAACTGCGACCATTCCGCGCCTCTTCTCGCCATCAATCCAGCCGCGCTCAACAACGCCGAGCACCTGGTCTGGATTGTGATTCCAGAGCAAAGGCGCGCCATCGTTAAGGCGGGTGAGATCAACAGATTCAGAGTCGTGGCTGAGCACCTCGTCTCCAAACCAACGGGCTACCGGGGCCTCACTGCTGAAGCTGAACTCCAGCAACCGTGATTCCTCTCCAATCGCGCTGGCGTCAAATGACGCAACGCGACGGAGCGGTTCACGATTGAGGTCGCGTTGTTCCATCGGCGCGGCTGTATCTGGACTCAGGCTATGAACCGCGGCCATTAGCTCAAATCCTCTAGGTCGTCTTCGCTTGGCTCGTCGGATTGCTCTGGCTCGTCGTCGGTTTCAGCGGTGGCTGATGCTGCGCCGCCCTGCATGTCATCGGCTGGGTTGGTATCGAACTGAATGCCCAACTGCTGAGCGCGCTCTACCTCAGATGCACGAGCCAGAAGTAGATCCTCTAGGTCGCCGCCCTGCTCTGCCACGATCTGGGCCTGAGTGGCGAAGCCACAGCGCACGGCCTCTTTGTAAGCGGCCACTTCCTTCTGCGGATCTACCCAGCCCCAGCCGCGTGGGAACCACTGGACAGCATCAAAGCGCTCGGGTGCTAGCTCGTAGCCAGGCAGGCTGATGGCGCCGACGGCCACCGATGCGGCCAACCATTGCTCAAACACTGGACGGTGCAGGTGCTCAATCAGGAACTGCTGCAGGGTGCGCCAGTTCTCGCGTGCCTCAAGTAGCTCTAAGCGGCTGCTGCTGTAGTTGGTCTGGCTGTAATCGCTGCTTAGCGTCGGATAGGGAACGCCAGTAGTGGCGCTCACTGCGCGCAGCATGGCCCGCAGGAACGGCTCAAACTGGCCATCTGGTGCATCCAGTTGCGGCACGTTGACCGATTCGCCAGGCGCTAGGTACTTGAAAACGCCTGGCTCAAAGTTGCTTACCCGTTCGCCATCTTCAACACCATCACCAACCAGCTCACCTTCGGGACTTTGAATGAAGCCCATCAGGCTTGATGCTGCCCTAGCCCTGACTACTTCGGCCTCCTCAAATCCTGCTAGGTGGTGCAGGCGCTTAACGGCTGCAGCAAACCAGGGAACGCCACGTGTTTGGCCGGGCCGCTCAAGCAGCGCAAGGTGGAGCACCTCATCTGCTGGCACTTCAACCAGCTTGTATCCAACGCTGCCGGCGATGTCGCCAGGGTGCCGGGTGCGAAATGCGTATGCAATCGGCCTGCCCCATCGGTCGGTCTTGACGCCCATGCGCCACTCGTTGCCATTGGCGTCTGGGCCAACAGTCTTGCCCTCGTCCACCAGGTCAGACTCAAGGATCTCCAGCGCTAGCGGCGTGGTGCCATTGCCAAAGGGTTGCGGCACCAGGCGGATGAACACCTCGCCGGATTCAGCAATGGCCTGAATGGCCAGGCGGCTGATCTCCACAAAGCTCAAGCGGCCAGCGGTGTGGCAGGTTGATGGCCTGCACCAGCGCTCCCAGGCGCTTTCAATCTGACGGTTGAGGCGCTCATCAAGCCGGCCGCTGCCGCGTTGCATCGGGATGCGCGACTGCATCCGAATACCATGGCCAACCACATTGCAGCCGATGGCGCGCAGTGCCTGGCGGGCGTAGGCGTTGTCGCGGACCAGCTGCCGCGCACGATTGCGCAGCCTGACCAAGCTGCCATCAATCTCAGCGTCTGCGCTGGTGCTGCTGGTCACCCAGTCAGCCGTCAGCCGCGACACCATTGCGCCCTCGTAGGCGCGGCGGCGTGGTGCAGCTGGGGCCTGCTGTGGTTTCTTGCGCTTGCTCATCTGCCAAACCTCACGAATAACGAGCGCGGATCACCCAGGCCGGCGGCCACCTTCTCGGCGGCACGCTCGCGGGCGACAATGGCTTTGAGCTGCGCTTCGCGCTCCATCAACTGGCCTAGATCAGCGGCGTCAAACTTCCTGCTGCCGATCGTGTAACTCTTGGCGCCCTTGCTGACGATTGAGCGGATTGCGGCCTGCACCGCTACCAGGTCTTGCTCGGCTTGGCTCTGGCCGTTGAAGGCGCTTGGTTGGCCGGAGTAGTTCAGCCCTGGCTGCACCAGCGTGGTGCCAGATCCAACGGTGAGCACAGTGGCGCCGCTGGTTGCCCGGGTCTCCCAGTACCAGGTGCCGGCATCAAATGCGCTGGACGTAGTGGCGGTGATCGCCATATCCCACCCGCCATCAGCACGGGCCGTGCCGGTAACAATGGCGCCTTCGTGGTTGGTGTTAGTGCGCAGATAGGAGATCAGCGTCCAGCTAGCTGATGTAGCTGCATTGCCGTCAAGATCCACTGTCGGCGGTTCCACCCACCGCACGGTTGTGCCGGCCCGAATGGTGGCGGGAACTGTCATAGCTCAGGCTATGGATGGATCACCAGCCCGAGACGAAGCCGCCAGTCCTCGATGGTGCGGCGCTGCGGCGCCTAGTGGTCTCAGGTGTGGTGGCCTTGGTTAGGCCGGCCTCGATCTGATCCCACATCGTGGCGCGGTTGTAGCGCCTGGTTACCAGCTGGAGCGCGGCGTAGGCGTAGCGGGTGCAGTCGCCGCCCTCATCCCTGGCGCCCTTGGGCAGTATCCAGCTGTAGATGGTCTGGCCCTTATCGCGCTTGGGCATCCGCTTCCACGGGAACAGCTCAGCCAGGAACTGATCGGTCGCTGCAGCTCCTAAGTGCAGGTAACTGGGCCCGGGTTGCTCCACTCTCAGCCGGCCCTGCAGGTGATTCACGCT